CCCACCACTATCGTTAGGTTCTATGTCATTAAAATAATCTTCAGGTTTCAATGTGTTTGTTATGTCTATATAACTAGCATTGATACCTCTATTATTTAATCTTTCTATAGTGTCTTGCAGTTTTTCGTTATGTGTAGCAATTAGTTCTGGCAACAAGTGTTCCACTGGTTTCCAATCAGGTTTCCATGATGGGTTACCCTCATACAATCCTAAAAACACTACCTCTGCTTTTGGATAACGATAATTTAAAATAACTGCTATTGATTCTAGCTCTGTCATATATCCTGAATAATATGTACCATTTAATATTGGTATTAAATCATAATTAATCTCTGAATAAATATCTTGCTTAATCAACATAGCTTTTAAATTGTCTGGAGTGTCTTGGTCCAGTAATATATTTTTTCTATCTAATAGATTATTACCACCTACACTAATAACAAAGTGCGTTGTATCAGTAGAGAAACCACCTCTAATAGCAAAATCTAATACTTCGCTAGTTGTCACTCCATCTACTGAATCATTAGCTATAACATCATCTTCTAATAATGTTCTAACATGGTATTCAACATCATGATTTTCTACATACAATGTATTGTCTATGATGCTATCACCTAATAAGACTATGCTATTATTCATTTACCTCCTCATTAAATAAACTAGTCAATTCTCTTTTATATTGCATTGTTTTAAGATGGACAAATTCGTTAGTTAATTTATTAAATAACTTCTCTCCATCTTCTTTGTCTTGCCATTTATTAACAACTGCTATAGCATCTCTAAGCTCTTCCAGTTGTTCAATTGTTTCTTCATCTTTCATTACAATACCTCCAATATTTCACCATCTTTAGATATATAACCTGCATGTATTATTGCACTGGCAGTCCTGCCATAGTGTCCTTGTAATCTCCATGCTTGTCCAGTCTTTATAAGGTCACTAAATAATTCCAATGTTCCATTGTCATCTAGTTCACCACATTCGTACTGAATCATCATATCTACTCTTGTATCACTATCCATTGTTCCTCCTTTTATACCTCTAATTGTTTGTATTAACCACTATACATTAACTATGTTGTTTTGTCAAATAGTCAAGTAACCTGTAGTAATATTCTTTGTTGTACTCTAGTTGGTAGTCATCATGAGAATCAATATTCTCTTTGGTAAACTCTTTAGTTATCCAATCACCACTACCATCTAACGCATCATCATCCCAGTATTGATAATGTGTTGTCACAAATCCTACTGGAATATGTTTGCTTTCTGCTTTACTCCATTTCATAGAATGTACATTACATTCTGCCATGATTACTTCAGGATAATCTGAACCATCATAAACTGTTTCATCAGTTGGTCCAAAGTTCTCCCACCTGTACTGGCATCCCATACCACAACTGGCATCATCTAAACCACCATAATATTGACTACGCATTCCATCCACCTTTCACATCTACTCCATCTCTTTCAGCTCTTTTAAGGAATGCTTTATACTCAAATGTATCAGCTCTTTCCACTCCAAATTCCTCACGATATGAAGATTGATGTTTGTTAGTTGTTGCAGAATAATAACCTGAATCAATAAGCACTACATTATCCTTCCCACAAAACAAGTTCATGTGGTCACCTATTGGGGCATATCCTCTGATATATCCTACAACTGTGTTGTATGAGTAAAGTAATGTGATACCTGTTAGTCCATTATCATAATGCTTTCTCCACATTGAACCAGTTGTGTTTTGTCGTTCTCTAGTTTTCATTGTTCCTACTTTCTTGTTTGTCTATTGTATTATACACACTCAACTTATATTGTCAAGTGTGCATAATACTGGTTGTGTTACTTGACTGGAGTAACGAACCTTCTACTGTATCTATCTGCAATTTCGTATATTTCTTGCTTAATAGATTCATCTTGTGCTACTTGCTCTGCACTTAGTTCATGTGCATCAGTTACTTCGCCATTGTATTCACGAATCTTTACTGAATCATCATGATTTCTAAGCCACATAGCTTTAGCAAATTTCCAATCTTTCTGATTAAAGATTATAAAGTTGCCAGTTCCTAATGAAGTAGCAGTAACCTTGCCATCAATAACATCACCATTTACAAATGATTCACCATTGATTTCTACTGAATCAAAGTCATAACCTTGTGAATATTCAAAGTTAGCTATTGCTTCTTCTCTAGTATCTCCAAATGATACATACTCTTGCACCATTGTTTTCTTGATTTTAAATGCTTTCATTATTTACCCTCCAATATGTCTGTTTCAATACAATCTTTTATAAAGTCTAAAAGATTAATTGCTTCTTTTTTAGTAGGATTGATATTTGCAATACCAAAATCTACTATTTGTTTTATATCTCTAATAGCTTCTAAACACTCTGTTTTATTAGCTATTTGTTGTATGCTTAACTTCACATTACCTCCAGTTTGTTTGTTGTGTAACCCACTATACATTAGCAGGTTACACTTGTCAATTACCTTACTCTTCTTCTTTCTTTGATTCTTGTGTATCGCGATACCATGCTAACCAGTCTGTAGTTAGTTCGTTATCTGAATACATACCTTTACTAAATATTCGTGGTTCTATTCCAGTATCATCACCAGAATGGTCATAGATGCTTATACCTAAACTGTTTGGTCCTTTGCCAATTAATTCATCTAAATTAATTCTAAAGTCTACATCTTCACCAACCATACTCAATAGGTTATCTGATAGTTCTGTTAGCTTGAAAAAATCTTCATGGCTAGTTAATAAATTATGGCTTTCTGGCTTACCTTGTTCCCAATTCATTTGCTCTAGTTGTGATAGATTTTCTCTAACTTGTCTTAGTAATACTGCAGTTGCTAGAACTGTTGTCTTACCATACTTAATTTCTTTCATTGTTCTCCAATCAATTTGTTTGTCTAAAGAACTATACACTATGTGGAATATCTTGTCAAGTATTTAGAATAACCCAATGATTACTGTGCTTATCTGTGTGGTTGTTCTTGTTGTATTGTGATTAGGTTGCACACAATGTCTAGTTAGCACACCTACCCACAGAACAAAACAAAAGTGTATACATATTGATTCATACTAGATGTAGTACCACTATATATAGTGTATGTATGTAGTCAATACCACGACATATAGTACCACAACATGTAGTGTTTTTACTGGACATACAACATATAGGGGGGTTAAATGTGGGGTGTCTTGTGTGTGTGTGTACACCCTCTAAATATATGCTGTTAAGGGGTACTCTATATAGAGGTACTATATATAGTAGTGTACCTGATTGCTAGTAAAGGTAACTTTAAAAGTAATTATTTAAATTACTTTAAATGTAAAGATTGATGGTGCTAACCCTGTGTCACTCCCTCCCAAAAACCAGAATGAACTAAAATCAGTAACATTTAACAATGTGAAGTAATGGGCTTTAACCCCAGTTACCATGGTCCTGCTAATCCACTTTCTTTATTGTTAATGGTCAAGAATCCTTTTCTAAAAGCAGGAAGAATCCTTTGCTTGTTTCTCTACTATAGCACCTTGTTTTTAAAATGGTATTATTTAAGTGCAGGGTTTTTGTTATAGTAGGAGTTTCCTCCTTTCGCCTACGCATATTCACACAGAAACCCTGCAGGTTTCTTTGATTAATTTAACTTTATGCTATACTTCTGTTACAAGAAAGGCATGAAGTCTTTATCCAACCTTCTGGTTGCTTAGACAATATTCATAGCCCTCCTTTCTTTGTTTGTATAGTACGACCCTCCTGCGAAGGAGGGTTTACTATTTGTAATATAAAAATTTTTTTTGCACTTTGTGCAAGAGCAGCACTATAGTGGTTACACCTAAGAAAGTCTTAGGTTGGTTATATGAGGATATAGCCAGTATGTAAAATAAATATCTACATACGAAATTGAAAAAGAAAATGCTTAATCATATAAGACTTTGTAGTCAGGTGGTTTGTGTATTTTATTTTTCTTTCATAACAGTTTGGACACTGTATATAGCAAGACTCCACTTCGGTGGAGTTTTGTGTTATTATAATGAATAAGCAACAACAGGAGTAGCTAATGCCAATGAGCAAAAAGGGTAAGAAAAAAAGATACCCAAGTAAAAGAATAAGTAAGAGATAATTGTGGCGACATACCAGGGTAAATCTGTAACATTAAATAAACCTTCTAGGATTAGTAAAGGTGAACCTGGGTATGGTCGTAAAAAATTTAAAGTCTATGTAAAGGATGGTAAGAAAGTTAAAAAGGTTATGTTTGGTGACCCAAACATGGAGATACGAAAAGATAACCCAGAAGCTAGAAAATCATTTAGAGCTAGACATAAGTGTGACACAGCAACAGATAAAACATCTGCAAGATATTGGTCTTGCAAGATGTGGTGAGGAATAACAATGGCTAAAAAAGTAAGTTGGATGTGGGGTGGCAAAAGATATTATGGAACTCTTATTAGAGAAACTAAAACACATAAGTTTGCTAGAACACACAATGGAAAAATTAAAAAAATAAAAAAATAATTTGATACCAATTACATGTCCTCGTTGTGGTGGAGAACTTTTACCACAACACGATATGAAGTGTCAGAACAAAGATTGTAAAAATTATGGAAAAAAATAAACTATGTTACGCAGGAGGATGTCATAGAGTATTGCCGAAAGGCAGGTCAAAATTTTGTAGCGATAGATGTTCTAACAGAATCAAGATGCAAAAAAAAAGGGCTAAAGATAAAGGTATAGAATGGAAACAAGATGAAAAAGAATTATCTATACCTAGTAAAAATGTTGAATCACGCAGAGGTAAAGTTTACAACGACATTGTAGAATCTGGTTTAGCTGAAGAAATATTAAAAGAAAAAAATACATTAACAGATGTAGCAAAAATATTAGGAACAACTGTTGGTGCTGTATCTATGGCATACAACGCATACATACAAGATTTAGAAACAAAAGCTGCACAAGACAAATGGGAACTACCACAGGTTGCAGAAAAATCATTAGAAGATTTTAGTAATTTTAGAGATAGATATTTTCAAACAGAAACAGGAGAACCATACGAAACACCAGATTTTCATATTAAGTGGATTAACTCTATTTTAGAAGCTATAGAAAATGGTGACCAACAAATGATATTGTCACCTCCAAGACATGGTAAAACAGACCTCTTAATACATTTTGCAGTGTGGCTCATTTGCACGAAACCTAACATTCGTATTTTGTGGGTTGGTGGTAACGAAGAGATTGCAAAGAATGCAATAGGTTCTGTACTTGACCAACTAGAAAGTAACGAATTGTTAATAGAAGAAATATGTGGACCAGGACCTAAATTTAAACCTACAACAAGAACAGGTAAGTCCTGGTCACAAAGTGGTTTTACTGTAGGAACTAGAACAGTAACAGGTATAAAGTCACCAACAATGGTAGGCATTGGTCGTGGTGGTAAAATACTTTCTCGTGACTGTGACTTAATTATTGCAGATGACATTGAGGACCATACTTCTACTATGCAACCTGCATCAAGAGAAAACACCAGGAGTTGGTGGACAACAACATTGTCTAGTCGTAAAGAGGAACACACAGCTATGGTCGTTATTGGTTCTAGGCAACATTATGATGACCTGTATTCACATTTGCTAGACAACGAATCCTGGAAAACTATTGTAGAAGAAGCACACGACACAGGTTGTAATTTACCTGACTGGAACGAAGATGAACATGTAGATTGCATGTTGTGGTCTGGTAAAAGAACTTACAAATGGTTAATGGATAGAAAAAGAGCAGCAGAAACTACAGGTGGTAGAGCTATATACGAAATGGTATATCTAAATGTTGCTATGCCTGATGGACTTGCATTATTTGACAGAGTAGAAATAGAAGAGTGTCGTGACCAAAAGCGTGACATAGGACACATACCACATGGTACAAGATTGATTGCAGGATTAGACCCTGCATCTACAGG